GTGCAGCTTTTGGTGGTTTAGTTGGCTGGGCGTTTGAACATTTCTCAGGTAAATAAAATGGCAAAGAAAGCTCCAGTATTAGCAGTAGGTAGAGGTGAGAAACTTCCCGTCTCTAAAGGTGCAGGTCTTACAGCAAAGGGTCGCACAAAATATAATGCGGCTACGGGCTCTAACTTAAAAGCACCAGCACCAAACCCTAAAACCAAAAAAGATGCAGGGAGACGTAAGTCCTTCTGTGCCCGTATGAGTGGTATGCCTGGTCCTATGAAAGATGAAAATGGTAAGCCTACACGCAAAGCAGCCTCTTTAAAACGGTGGAACTGCGGTGCCTAGTGTATCTCGTGCACAACATAATTTAATGGCGATGGTTGCAAATAATCCAAAAGCAGCTAAACGCATAGGTATTTCAAAATCAACAGGTGAAGAATTTATGAAAGCAGATAAAGGTAAAAAGTTTGGTAAAGGTGGTTTAGACTCAATCTTCAAAGGTAAAGAATCATACAGCGAAGAATTGAAAGAAGGTAAAGCCATTAAGTCAGGTAAGATTTCTCCACAACAGTATGCTAAAGGTGAGAAGATGGAAAAAACTAAAATGAATAAAGGTGACAAAGCACCGCCTAAAGCAATGGATATGGGTTCGATGGGCATGAAAAAAGGTGGGATGGCTAAGTGTATGGCTAAAGGTGGCGCGGTTAAAGCTGATGGTAAAGCCATTCGCGGTAAAACCAAAGGACGGTTTGTCTAATGCAAACCAAAGACTATCCAGCCAAAGGCTTCCCAGCGTACCCTAACGCTAAGGGCACAAAACCCGTGAAAGCGAAAAAAAAGCAAGCAGAATAGGTTAAATTATGGCATCAAATACGTTAGAAGAAATCAGAGAGGCTCTTAAAAACGCTGGTTATTCTGTGAAAAATGATCTTAGCCCAGCGCTAATAAGTGAGTGGGAAAAGCACTTTATTCCTGGTGTTGATTACACCGCTTATTTTGATGCCTTAATTAACGCGGCTAAAGCTGAATACGGTGATAAAGACCCACAGGTCAGTCACTATGTAGCGCAAAAAGCAACGTGGGATAAATGGTCTAAAGATCCAAGTCACGCGACGCTAACAGGTGTAGACCTGTCTAATTCAGGTGGTAAGACATATACTGACCTAGCACAGCAAGCGAATACAGTTAAACAAATCCTAGCAGATCAAACAAAAGCACTTAACGATGCAGTTAAACTAGGAACAGCAGCAACTACATTGTCTTTATATGGCACTGGAACTGCAGATAAGCCCGCTAAAAACAGCATCGCCGCTAATTATAACGCCGCCCAAACAGCGCTAACAAAGGCTCAAGCTGCGGTAGCTAAAAAAGATACACCTAATGCGCAAGCTGCTTTAACAAAAGCCCAAACCGCTTTTAACACAAACAAAACAGCCTTTGATACGGCACAGCAAATTATTACAGAGAACGCTAAAGGTAGCTTAACACCAACAGAAAAAGTTATTATTGGTGCATACGATGACTATCTAACTAAAGCTTACAACCCTTATACTAATTTGCTGTCAGGTACAGTAATACCCGCAGGTGGTACGCAAGCAGATGCAACTAAAGCATCAGTAGATAAGGCGCTTGAATTTTATAAAGCCAACGGTTACATGCCTACAGTAGATTCGGCTGTTTTGGGTCAAGTGCAGACAGCAATTAGTAACTATGAACAGCAAAAAATAAAAGACAAGCAGCTTGAAAAAGCGCAAGCTGTCGCGGCGGCTAGCCCAAAAGAAATTGGGCAGACGCAAAAAGACATTTCAAACTACAACGCTCTTATTGCTCAAGCCGCTAAAAACGCACCTGTTGTGGCTGATTCTACGGCAGATGTACTTAAAAAAATGAACGCAGCTAAAGGCGAAACAACTCAGGGTATGGGTATGCCAGACATTTTAAAACGTACTGGTGCTCAAGCAGGTGTAACGCCACCTCAGGCTCAACAAAGTCAAGTGCCCCAGTTAGGGCTTAAGTTGTCTCAAGACTTTAATACACGCATGACGCAGCAAGACTTAGCGGCGCAGCAACAACTACAACGCCCAGGCACTTACGCGGCAGGTCAATTTGACCCATTCTATAGCGGGTACTTAGGTGTAGGTAATAACTATGCAACTCAAGATTCACCTATGTTGCCTGGGGGTATATGGGCTGGTGGTCCACAAGTAATGACGCCTTCTAAGGTTGGGTTTGGTATTCAAAACGCTTATGACCCTAATGCATATAGCGCCGCTGATTTAGCAGCTAAACCTGTTAACCCTAGTACAGTTGTGGGAAAAGCCGCAGGTGGTTATTTAGATGCTCAGTCTGTAGGGCAAGGCAACCAAGCGTTGCAGCAACAACCACAGCAGCAGAACAATCAGTTAGGGATAGCTTCTATTCCTAATATGTCACAGTACACTAACTACACAAACAACCCAGGTATGATGTCACCCACCCAAAATACAGATGATGGCGGTGTAGGTGGTATATCTGTTCTAGGGCAAACTAACCCAATGTGGTAACAAATGGCTACATCAGGAACAACAATATTTAACCCCGATTTATCTGAGATATTTGAAGAGGCTTTTGAGCGTCTTGGGTACGACAGAAACGGCATGCCTTTTGAGCTGCGTAGTGGGTATGATTTAAAGACAGCGCGTCGAAGCCTTAACTTACTGCTTGCAGAGTGGGCTAATCGGGGTATCAATCTTTGGACTGTAGACTCTGGAGAAATTCCTTTATTAGCAAATCAAGCCACTTATGACCTACCTACAGATACTGTTGATGTAGTAGACCATGTTATTCGCCAATACAACGATACGCAAAACCAAACGGATATTACGATTAATCGTATCTCTGTCATAACGTATGCCACCATACCAAACAAACTCACCACTGGTCGTCCTATTCAGGTCTATGTGGATAGAAAAACAACAACACCTACCATTACGGTATGGCCTCTACCTCAGACATCAAACACTTATACTTTTGTCTATTGGCGTCTACGCAGAATGGACGACGCAGGGTCACCTGCGACCAATACAGTTGACGTACCCTTTAGATTCTATGAGGCATTGATTGCGGGTCTTGCAGCTAAATTAGCGCTTAAAAAAGCACCAGAGAGCCTAACCATGCTTAAAGCTCTAGCGGATGAAGCATTTGATTTAGCAGCGGCTGAAGATCGCGAAAGAGCACCAATTCGTATGGTGCCTAGATATATGGACTATAAATAATGGCTGTCCCATATGCTAGAGGTAGAAAAAGCTTCGGTTATTGCGACGTGTGCTGCTTTCGGTGCGACTTAGATGAACTAAGATCTTTGGTTGTTAAAGGTAAAGTAACCGATATAAAAGCATGCCGCCAGTGCTGGAATCCAGATCACCCACAGCTTCATGTAGGTGAGCAACCTATGTGGGATCCACAAGCATTGCAATTTCCACGCCCAGATAATACTATACCAACAACGAGAGGGTTATTTGGCTGGAGTCCAGTCGCTTCTCAAACAATACAATCCACGCTAAATAGCGTAACTATCGGAGGCTAACATGGCATTGCCAGATCCAAGATTAAGAATTCCACCCACAAAAACATCAGGGCAACCTATGCCACAGCAAAACGTAAATACACCCAAAGCGGCTATGAACCCAAATGTTTCACCCTTAGCAACACCAGGCATGCAACCTCAACAACCACAGCAGGTACCGCAAATGAAAAAAGGCGGCACTGTTAAATGTATGAAAGCTGGTGGTGTTGTGTCAGCGGATATGAAGAAATCAGGGCGCAATGTAGCTCGCGCAGCTAATCAAAAAAGTGGTAAGTCAGTTAAAGTTGGTAGCACTCCTGTGGTAAAAGGTGGCGGTGTTATCGGTAAAACTAAACGCGGGTATGGAGCAGCTAGACGTGGATAAAGTTAAATTTGATAATATTAAACCCGTTCCTGTTCCTAAAGCTAATGGCTACCAAGATCAAATGAAAGGGGTGAAAACATCTGGCGTTAAAATTCGCGGGGCTGGTGCAGCTAAAAAAGGCTTCACCGCTAGAGGTCCACAGGGCTAAGGGGCTTCCTTTGAACTACACAGAATTAAGTGCGGCGCTTGTCGCATACACAGAAAATACAGGGCAAGACTTTGCTGATAACATCCCTACGTTTGTCCAGCAAGCGGAAATGCGTATCTATAATATAGTACAGCTTCCTGCGCTACGAAAAAATATGATGGGTGTTGTCACAGCAGATAACAAATATTTATCGGCGCCTGATGACTTTCTTTCTGTGTTTAGCTTAGCCGTAATTGATGGTACTGGTGAATATCAGTATATGCTTGATAAAGACGTTAACTTTATTCGCGCCGCATACCCAACGCCTACGGCAACAGGGGTACCTAAATACTATGCTATTTTTGGGCCTCAATCTAATCAGGCAACGGAGCTATCGTTTATTTTAGGTCCTACCCCAGACGATGATTATGAAGTTGAGCTACATTACTTTTACTATCCAGAGTCTATTGTCACAGCCGGAACTACTTGGCTTGGCGATAATTTTGATCCTGTACTTCTTTATGGCTCGCTAGTTGAAGCTTATACCTACATGAAAGGCGAGGCGGATTTACTTGCGTTATACGGACAAAAATATATGGAAGCACTAGCAATTCTTAAAGGGCTTGGAGATGGCAAACAACGCCAAGACGCATACCGATCTGGTCAAGCCAGAATAGCGGTGAAATAGTTATGATTACTCAATGTTTATGCAATAGCTTTCGCGAAGAACTATTTCAAGGTGTCCATAACTTTTCTGCTATTGGCGGTGATGTTTTTAAAATAGCTCTATACACTGACACTGCACAGATTGGGGCTACAACAACTGCATATACCACGACAGGGCAAGTTGTAGCTACTGGATATACCGCTGGTGGTAAAACGCTACTTGGGCAATCCATAACGGTAGCACAACCTCAAACAGGACCTCAGACATATATTACGTTTGATAACGCCGAGTGGACGGGTACAGATATAGTAGCTAGAGGTGCTTTGATTTATAATAGTTCGCAATCGAATAAAGCGGTTTTGGTTCTTAATTTTGGGCTTGATGTGTCTGCAACTGACGGGGTTTTTACAATTACTATGCCCGTAGCAGCCCCAAATACAGCTTTAATATGTTTTTCATAAATAGGTATTAATATGCACACAGAAAAAGTAGATGCACAAGACTCATTAGGCGCAACAACCCTTCTTGGTGGTAGTGTAGGCGAGCAACTTTCAGTTACAGGTCGATATGATGTTAAATGCCTTGATGCTGATGGTAATTTAAAGTGGGAAGATTCAATTGAGAATCTCGTTGTGACTGTAGGTAAAAATAACTTACTCGATGTTTATTTAGGCGCAAGTACACCGACAACTACTTGGTACATGGGTCTTGTTGACAACGCTTCATTCAGCGCTTACGCGGCTGGAGACACATTAGCTTCTCACACAGGCTGGCTTGAATATTTAAACTACACTATTTCAGGTAGTTCTACCAATAGAGCGACAGTAGCTTGGAACGCAGCATCATCAGGTTCTAAAGCATCAACAGCCACTACGTTTACAATTAGTGGTGCTGGCGGTACTGTGCTTGGCGCTATACTGTGTGCGACACAGGCAAGAAACACGTCATCTAATGGTGGTGCAGGTATTCTTTATTCAGCAGGTAGTTTTAGTGCTTCTAGAGTTGTTATTGCAGGCGACCAGCTTCTTGTAACTTATACAGCATCAGTGTAAGGACTTATTGTGGCTGGCGGTTGGGGTAGCGGAACTTGGGGGCAAGCTGGATGGGGTGACTCAGTCTATGAGGATACTCTTACTGAATCTGTAACAGCTACGAGCACCCAATCTGGTGCAGTAACTCAATCGCAAACGCTTACTGAATCTGTAACAGCTACTGATAGTCAAACTGCAACTCGTGGTTTACCTGCTTCACTCACTGAATCTGTAACAGCTACTGATAGTCAATCATCGGTACTAAATGCGGTAGGGGCTCTTACTGAATCTGTAACAGCTACTGATAGTCAATCATCGGTACTAAATGCAGTAGGGGCGCTTACTGAAACAGCTACAGCTACTGATACACAAACTGGAAACTTAATAGCAAGTCCTACGCTAACTGAATTGGTATCAGCCACTGATGAGGTAGTCGGTGGTTTAGCAATAACAGAAAGTTTAACAGAATCAGTAGTTGCAGTAGATACACAGTCATACACATTAAACGCTAGTGCTTCATTAACAGAGACAGTATCAGCAGATTCTAGTTTAGTAGCGGGAATATTGTTTACAAATTCTATAACAGAAACAGTATTGGCGTCAGATTCACAAACTACCGCACTTTATGCTGTAGGTGATATTACAGAATCAATTAGTGCAACTGATTCACAAAGTGTAATCGTTTATATAACGGCTAGTGTACTAGAAGAATTACTCGCAGAAGACTCACAAAGTGCTTCACTAGATGCTATAGCATCTATAATTGAGATAGGTGATGCAGTTGATGTAGTGTTTGCTAACGGGTCGTTCTATGTAACTATTAACGAAACAGTTTATGCACTTGACTCAGTTACTGGGCGATATTTGTGGGAACCTATAGACGATACTCAAACTCCCGCGTGGAGTATAATAAACAACAATCAGACTTCTACTTGGACACCGATAACGACTTCATAGGTGCATTAAATGGCTACATCATATACAACATTATTAGGGCTTGCCCAACCTGCTACAGGCGAGCTAGGTGGTACTTGGGGATCGGTAGTTAACGCGAGCGTAACTCAACTTGTTGAGGACTCTGTTGCGGGGGTTGCTACACAATCTGTTGCTTCTGGTAATTGGACCCTTTCAACAACTGGGGCTGGTGCGACAAACGAAGCACGAAAAGCCATTCTTATCCCAACAGGCTCACCCGGTGTATCGCGCAATATTATTGCACCTAGCTCAAGTAAAGCATACCTTGTTATTAACCAATCAAATGCGGCTGTAGTGCTTAAAGGTGCAGCAACAACAGGGGTAACGATCGCTACTGGGGCTAGTGCTGTTGTTGCTTGGAATGGTAGTGACTTTGTTAATTTAACCCCCGCAGGATTAGTTTCTGGTGGGCCTCTTGGCACACCTTCTAGCGGTACGTTGTCATCTTGTACGGTTGATGGTACTGATGCAGTTGGCTTTAGAAATCTCCCTCTAACCAGCCAAAGCGCCGCTTACACAGCGGTACTAGCGGATTCTGGTAAGTGTATTTTCCACCCATCAACTGACGCTAATGCTCGGACGTTTACTATCCCTGCAAATGGTTCAGTGGCGTACCCAATCGGTACAGCAATTTCTTTTGTTAATATGACTTCTCAAGTCGTCAGTATTGCTATCACAACAGACACGATGTACTTAGCTGGGACAGGTACAACAGGTACACGCTCACTTGCTCAGTACGGCACAGCAACAGCACTTAAAATTGAATCCGCTAAATGGATTATTTCCGGTGCGGGGTTGACCTAATGAGTGGGATTCAACAAAACTTTGCTTACGGACGTTCTTTTGGCCCTCCTCCGCCAACTTGCGCTACATATACAACGGCTGGGACTTATTCTTGGGTTGCACCTGCTGGAGTGACTTCTGTAGCTGTTGTTGCTGTCGGTGGTGGTGGTGGTGCTTCATACGTAAATGGAGGTGGAGGTGGCGGCTTACGTTATGTGAATAATATTTCAGTTACACCAGGATCTAGCTACTCAGTTATTGTCGGGGCTGGAGGGATTGGTTCAACCGAAAACAATACAGACGCAACAAGCGGTGGGTGTTCATCATTTAATTCAACCACCGTAATTGCTCCAAAGGGGTTGAATGGTAATTCTTCTGGTGTTAACCCGTCAACAGGTGGTACGGGTACTGGTGGTCAAGGTGGTGGTGGTTATGGCGGTACCAGAAGTGGTGGCGGAGGCGCAGGAGGTTACGCAGGTAATGGTGGAACTGGGGCGGCTTCTTACACCGCTGGTTTTAACGGAGCTGGCGGAGCTGGCGGTGGTGCTGGTGGTGCAGCAGGTGCTAACTGTTGGTATGGTGCTGCTGGCGGTGGAGGTGTTTACCCATACGGGCAAGGGGCAAACGGAATTGGTGGCGCTGCTGGTGATAACATTAATCGCGGTGGTGCCGGTGGTGGAGGTTCTGGAGGTTCTGGAGGTCTAATAAATAACTCATGCGGTAGGGGTGGTGCCGGAGGTCAATTTGGAGCCGGAGGCGGAGCACCAAATGTTGCTGGATGTGGCGCTTATTGGGGTAGAGGCGGTGCTGGCGCTCGTGGCGCAGTTCGTATTGTTTGGGCGGGTGGAACTCGTGGGACACCATCGTTCCCATCAACGTGTGTAGGTGCGTAATGAAACTTTATATTGAAACTGAAAATGGTGTACCAAAAAATCATCCAGCATTTGAAGATAATTTATTGCAAGCATTTGGAGTAATTCCAGAAAATTGGATTGTTTTTGAACGCATTGAAAAACCACAATTAAACGTGTATGACGTACTTGACCAAGAATATCCAGAGTATCAATTAGTTGATGGGGTGTATAAAGATGTCTGGATAGTGCGCCCTATGAATGATATGGAAATATCTGCAAAACAACAAAGAGTTAGAGATGGTTGGGCATCACTACCAAACCGTGAAAACTTTACCGCATGGGTGTTTGACGAAGTGACGTGTTCATACATTCCACCTATTTCTAGACCGGATGATGGTAAACTATATCGGTGGGACGGAACGGTGAATAACTGGGTTGAAGTAACTCCTCCTGCGATAATCTAACCTCATTGGAGAGCTTTCGTGACCGAAACACCAAACACCCAATTGGAAGTAGCGTACCATTTCCCATGCCCAATCTACATCATTGAACGACCAGATTTCCTTGAGGTTGTTAGAGCTGTATCGGACGAACAATTAGAAGTTGCACGTAAAGAACGTGACCTAGATGAGATTTACCCTGTAGTAATGACCGGTAGTTATTATGCTGATGCGCGGGTAACTGACTTTGTTAATTTTGTTGGGGCTACTGCTTGGAATATTCTCCAAGAACAAGGGTATGCAATGAAAGATAAAGTGGTGCAGTTTACTGAAATGTGGACGCAAGAGCATCACAAGCACTCGTCAATGGAACAACACGTTCACGGCTTTGGTGTACAGATAGTCGGCTTTTACTTTTTAGAAGTGCCTGAAGATAGCTCGCGAGTGGTGTTTCATGACCCAAGAGCGGGTAAAGTGCAAAATGACCTACCAGAGCAAAACATGGCTAACGCAACGCCAGCAAGTAGAATGGTTAATTTTGAAGCAAAAGAAGGACGATTAATATTTTCTAACTCTTGGCTACCTCATTCTTTTACACGCCATGCGTCAGATAAATCAGTCAAATTTGTCCATTTTAATTTGACAGTTACGCAAGCGCAGCCTACTTGCGCTATGCCTGCGGCAGAAGTTATATGAAATACAGAATACGATTTAACAAAACTCGTGGTCAAAAAGGTAGAGGTTCATTAGACCATGTGTGGCGAGTATTTGAAGGTGATAAAGAGTATTTATTTAAAAACTTAGATATTCGCGTACCCGTTAAAAGTGAAAAAGAAACTGAATCAGAAGATTGGAACATTGTCTGCGAAGGCAAATTATCAATAGATAGAGAAACATCAACTGCAATTATTGGAGATGGTAATGAACAAAATACTTAAAGCGTGGAACTACTTACAGGCAAGATTAAAAGAGCCTTCTACCTACGCAAGTGTGGCAGCACTCGCAACGATGGCGGGTGTGAATATTGAAGCTGGTCCTATCCATGATGGTTTGACTGCGGCTGGTGTTGTTTTTGGTATGATTGGATTATTTGTATCTGAAGGTAAGTAATATGAGCAAATACTTCAAACCAGAAGAATTTGCGTGCCACTGCGGGTGCGGTGAAAAAGACGTTAACCCTAAGCTAGTAGAGCTAC